ATAGATGTGCTGAAGGGCATACCGGGGGAGAAACATTGTGAATTGAAACTGGGTGTGAGGAAGACGGATACTGGGTTTGAGGCGTGTGACTTCTTTGACGCCGATGTGTGGATGCGGGGAATTATAGACCTACTGATCGTCAATGGCGAAACCGGGTACGTTATAGATTACAAGACCAGCAAGAATGCCAAGTATGCAGATACCAAGCAGTTGGACCTCATGGCCGGGGCTGCGTTTGTACACTTTCCCAGCCTTAACAGACTTAAATCTGCATTGGCTTTTGTGGTTAGCAATGATCTCGTTAAGAAAGTACATGAGAGAGAGCATATGGAAACCTACCTGCACGTATTCCAGCCGCAGCTAGAACGCTTGAGCGTTGCTCATGAAACTTCGGTTTGGAACCCTGTCAGCGGTCCACTGTGCAGGTTCTGTCCGGTTAAGTCTTGCGAATTTAATGGGAGTAGATGAAATGCCCTACGTAAACAAACCCCGCCCGTATAAAAAAGAATATCTGAACGAAACTGCGGAGCGTAAAAAAGCACGCGCTACACGTAACGCTGCTAGACGCAAGCTTATGAAGGAAGGAAAAGTCCACAAGGGGGACGGAAAAGACGTAGATCACGTCCGCCCCCTGTCGAAAGGTGGAAGTAATGGTGTAGGTAATTTGAGGGTCAAGAAAGCGAAAGACAACCGGGCATTCGCTAGGAACCCAGATCACTCGGTGAAATAGGAGCTAGACATGAACCACTACTACAGTAACGGACAGCGCGTGCTGGACGCAGACGGAGTGCCTGTAAAAGTAAACAACAACCTCTCCCCCGAATACTGGGCGCGTAGGTTTGAAGAAGAGCGGGCAGAAAACCAACCCCCCGTTCTAACCGACGAAGACGTTGCGGAGATTACAGCTACTGTGCTGTCTTATGAAAACGTCATTGATGTTGCAGACTACGTAGAAGAAACCCTCTACAAGTTTAGCCACGCTACGCCATGACAATACTAACAGACTATGCGTGGCCGGGGCGGTTCAAACCGTTTGCCCACCAAAAAGACACGGCTAATTTCCTAAGTAGTCGCCGCAAAGCATTTTGCTTCAACGAGCAGGGTACAGGAAAAACAGCCAGCGTTATCTGGGCAGCGGACTACCTCATGAAACAAGGCAAGATAAGGCGCGTCCTTATTGTATGCCCTCTATCAATTATGAAGTCGGCGTGGCAGCAGGACTTGTTTAAGTTCGCTATGCACCGCAGCTGCGCGGTAGCGTACGGAGATGCGAAGACCCGCGCTAAAGTTATAGGAAGCAATGCGGAATTTGTAATCATCAACTACGATGGCGTTGCTATAGTTAAGAAAGAAATACTTAACGGTAGGTTTGACCTAGTCGTAATTGACGAAGCTAATGCCTACAAAAATACGCAGACCACGCGCTGGAAAGTCATGCGGGATATCATGGCTACCGTCAAAGGTTTGTGGATGCTTACAGGCACCCCGGCGGCCCAGTCCCCGTTGGATGCTTTTGGTCTTGCACGTCTGGTGAACCCGGATAATACCCCCCGGTACATTACCCAGTTTAAAGACTCAGTTATGTATAGGGTGTCTCAGTACACGTGGCTGCCCAAGTCCAATGCGCAGGAAGTAGTCCACAGGGTACTGCAACCGGCCATAAGGTTTGAAAAGAGTAAGTGTCTTGACCTACCCCCCGTTACGTACACTAAGCGGGATGTAGAGCTTACCCCACAGCAGAACAAATACTACAAACTGCTTCATAGTAAGTTTATGGCTGATGCTGACGGTGCAAGTATCACTGCGATAAACGCAGCGGCTAAATTGAATAAGCTTCTGCAGCTATCGGGCGGTGCGGTGTACTCAGATGGGGGAGATGTCGTTGAATTCGACGCTAGTAATAGACTGCAGGTAGTGCGTGAAGTCATTAACGAGACCTCTAACAAAGCTCTAGTATTCGTACCGTTCACGCACACAATAGATATGATCGAGGCGGACCTTATTAAACATAAAATTGCCTGTGAAGTCCTAGATGGCAGAGCCAGCGTCAACCGTAGGTCTGAGGCAGTACGCAGGTTCCAAGAAGCACGAGACCCGAAAGTACTGGTTATTCAGCCACAGGCTGCATCGCACGGGCTTACTCTTACTGCTGCCGACACAATTATATGGTACGCTCCGGTCACCAGCGTAGAGACGTATCTTCAGGCCAATGCCCGTATCGACAGGCCCGGACAGAAGAATAATATGACTGTAGTACACATAGTAGGAAGTGAAGTAGAACGCAGACTGTATAGAATGCTGCGGCAAAAAATGAACGACCACAAAATTATAGTTGACCTGTACCGCGAAACACTGCAAAGTGGTATCTAGTTAACTTAGACAACATAAAAAGGAGCTAGTCATGGAAACTGACGACAGCACAACTGTCTCTACACCGGAGCTGGTAGCGGCGTACATCGCACAGCGCAACGTAATCCAAGAAAGAGAAGAAGCCCACAAAGCTGAGATGGAGGCTCTTAAAGCGGACCTCGATGCTATTAGTGAGAAGCTTCTCGAAGTTTGTAATTCTCAGAACGCCGACAGCATTAAGACCCCTGCGGGCACTGTGTCTAGGCGCGTACAATCCCGCTACTGGGCTAGTGACTGGGAAAATCTTTACGCTTTTATCTTAGAGAATGAAGCTCCGTTTCTTCTTGAACGGCGCATTCATAATGGACACATGCAACAGTTCTTAGATGACAACCCCGATCTGCTCCCGATAGGGCTCCAGAAGGAAAGTAAGTATGTCATCCAAGTTCGCAAACCCACTGCTCGTTAGGAGAAACTACTATGGGTGAAGTAACTATTTTTAACCAAGCGCAGAAGAATGCGGTTACCGTCTCTGGCCCGCGTGAAAGTGCGCTCAAGGGCGTGTTTAAAAGCGGCGCGGTAACTACACGCCGCATTCAGGCTAACATCAACGGTACGTTTAAGCGTATTGTGAATGGTGAACAGGTTGGGAATGCTGTGCGGGGGGATATCAAGGTCATCATCCTTAACGCTCTGCCTAGCCCGTCACGTCAGTACTATGCGGATAAGTATGACCCGTCCAAGGAAGCCACGCTCCCGAATTGCTGGTCGAATGACGGCGTAGCGCCGGAAGCCAATGCTCCCGATAAGCAGGCTGCTTCCTGCATGAATTGCGATCAGAACATTAAAGGCTCAGGTGAAAACGGTAATAAAGCCTGTCGTTACGTGCGCCGTATCGCTGTCATGCTGGAAAACGATCCCTCTGGCGACATCTACCAGTTTAACATTCCGGCCAAGTCTCTCTTTGGCAAAGGTACTGGTAACGTGCATCCGTTTGAGTCTTACACTCGATACATTACTAGCAACAACGAAGCTCTCGATAACATCGTTACCAAAATTAGCTTTGACGCCGAAGCCTCTACCATGGAGCTTAATTTCTCGGCGGATCGAATCATTACTGACGATGAGTACGAACTGGTCAAAGAAGCGCGGTCTAAACCTGAATTCTCTATGTACGTCCGTATGACGGCGGCCCAGACAGATAAGGTTGTCAAAGTTCCGGCAGCTGCGCGGGCGGAGGAGCCGGAGGAAGAAGCGACTGCGGAACCTACCAAGCGTCCGAAGAAGAAGGCCGCTGAACCTGTTGCGGGTAAGCAGGACTTGGCCTCTGCATTGAACGATTGGGAGTAAGGTATGGCCGGATATTCAGTGGCTTTAGTAGAAGCTAATAAGGCCGCCGATGGGAAACGACTGGGCGTAAAGCTTGGTCGTTTCTGCATCAAGAAAAACATCCCCATAAGCACTGTGGCTCGGATGCTGTCCATGTCTAGGCACGGCGTTTACAAATGGTTTCTAGGTAAATGTGACCCTAGGGCTAGTAAACACGAAGCCATAGAACGATTTATGGGCAGATACTCCGACTAGTTTTTTATTACGGCTACGTTTTAGCGAAGGGGCGGTTTGCCCCTAGAGGTACTCATGTCTTCTTTCGACCTCATAAGCGTGGTGCAGCCTAGCGAAGGTTGGTTCGCCGTAGTTGGTATAGCCGACGACAAGCCTGTGCATCAGAAGCTAGTAGCCACGAGAGAAGAAGCAGACAGGATCATAGAGAAGTACGCTGATGAAGGGCGTAATGTATTCTTTGGTGTAGCTAAGTATAAATCAGATGCTAAGCGCAGCAAAGATAACGTGCTGGCTTTGAAGGCTCTGTGGGTAGACATAGACTGCGGCCCGAAGAAGGGGGAACCTAACCCCACTACCGGTATACCGGATGGTTACCCAGATCAGTCTTCGGCTCTCGCCGCCCTCAAGGCCTTCTGCGATTTTGTTGGCCTACCCCTCCCGATCTTGGTCAACTCTGGGCGCGGTATACACGCATACTGGGTGCTCAAGGAGGCCGTGTCCCGTGAAGCTTGGGAGGTTGTTGCCCGCAGGTTGGCACAAGTTTGCCGTACCCAAAAGTTCTATGTAGACCCTGCGGTCTTTGAACCTGCACGTATTTTACGTGTACCGGGAACCTATAATTACAAAGACGACCCGCCGCTGCCGGTTACGGTTATACGGGATAAGGTGGAGAGTATAGCGCTGGAAGAGGTGGCGGACCTCATCGGAGTAGATTTAGAGGAAGAGAGTGGCAAGCTACATAAAGTAGAGAAAGCCAAAGTAGCTAAGACTGAACTAGACCGCCGCCGGGAGGAGAGCCCGCTGTTCCAGCAGCAGAAAGCTGCGGAGATGAAAAGCTTCGCGCATCTTATGCGCCGCAGCCTGAACGATAACGGCTGCAACCAGATGAAGCTTGCTTATGTAAACAGAAGCTCTTTGTCTTACAGACAGTGGTGGCATGGGCTGTCTATCGCTCTGCACTGCGATGATAAAGATGATGCGGTGCAGAAGCTGTCGCAGGGGCATCCAGACTATAACCCTCAGGCCGTTAATAAGATCGTAGCCAGCACCTCAGAGCCGCATAGATGTGAAACTATTGAAGCAGATACGCCGGGGGGTTGCGATGGTTGTCCTTTCAGAGGGAGAGTGGGCTCACCTATAACGCTTGCCAAGCTTATCAGAACAGAAGAACCGGCCACCGTCCCACCCCCAGAGGAACCTGAGCAGCCTGAGCGGGCTGAACGCCCTGAGGAGCCGGACGATGTAGAAGAAGAATTGGGAGCGGTAGGAGGGGTTGATATCGCGCCCCCGGTTGGTTCATCTTTCTTTTTACCATCCGGGTATCAACGTAGAGTGGGTGGAGGCATAGTTACACTGAATAAAGACGGCGTGCCAGAGCTTGTGTATGAGCACGATTTGCACGTCGTCAAGCGTATGGTTGACGTGGCGTTAGGGGAGATCGCCATAATCAGGTTGGCGCTTCCAAAAGACAAAGTACGCATATTCAACGTACCTAATGCGGAGCTATCGGACATAGCTAAAGCCCGTACGAAGTTAGCGTTTTATGGGATCGCTTGTGGCGGTAGGGTTAGATTCGAACGTATCTTCAACTATCTATTTGCCGCATATAACGAAATACAGTTTATAAAAGAGGCGGAAGAGATGAGACTCCAACTAGGCTGGGCAGACAACGACACCAAATTTATAGTTGGGGATAAGGAAATAACCGTAGACGGAACGTATCATAGCCCGCCGTCTTCAGCGACCAGAGACGTAGTTGCTGCCATGCACGAGAAGGGTTCGCTGGAGGAGTGGAAGAAGGTCGTTGATCTATATGGCCGCCCCACTATGGAAGCCGCCGCATTTGGAGTGCTTACAGCTCTTGGCTCCCCCCTGTTCAAGTTTACGGGGCATAGTGGAGCGTTGATAAATCTAATTCATCCGTTCTCTGGGTCAGGTAAAACTACAGTACTGAGGGTTGTTAATAGCTTCTACGGGCACCCTAAGGAGCTACTGAATGTTAGTGACGATACCTACGTGTCGAGAATTCATAAGCTTGGAGTTTACAATAACCTACCCCCTACATTTGACGAGATAACTAATATGAAGGGGCCAGAGTTCTCCGGCTTTACTTACGCCACGTCTACTGGCAAGGGCCGGGACAGGATGAAGGCATCCGGTAACGAGCTTAGAAATAACAGTACGAGATGGCAGTGTATGGCGCTGTGTAGCTCCAACGCTTCATTCTACGAAAAGTTGGCGGCAGAGAAGGCTAACCCAGACGGCGAACGTATGCGTTTGTTTGAGTACAAATTGGAGATGACGGGAGCCATCGATCTCGAATTAGGCAGGCGGATGTTTGACCAAGTCCTGTTCGAAAACTACGGGTTGGCGGGGCCTATCTATTTAGAGTGGTTAGTTCGTAACAAGGAGCTGGCTATACACACATTAAAAAACGTGCAAGCCACGATAGACTCCGACTGCAAGACCACCCAGCGCGAGCGGTTCTGGTCAAGCATTATTGCATGTAACATAACCGGGGGTATACTTGCTCGCAAATATCTCAAGCTTATCTCTTGGGATTTAAAAGCCATCTATGCGTGGTCTAAGTCAACGCTAGCGGAGATGCGGGATATAGTTGAACCTCCTAAGTTCAACGTAGCAAATATCATAGGTGACTATTACGACCGCTACGCTCAGAACGTGCTCATAATTGACGGCAATACAGACGCCAGAACGAAGCTGACCCCGCTACCCGTCAAGGAACCTAGAGGGCCGTTAATGATTCGCTACGAGCCAGATACAAAGCGTATGATTTTGTCAGTGGCGGCGTTTAGAAAAGAGTGCCGCGATAGCCAGACCAACTATAACGATATAGTCAAAGAAATGGAGCGGTGCGGTGCGGCCACAAGGAAGAACTACTACCTAAGTAAGGGGTTGGGAGGTCCCTCAGTTCTTTCCTACAGTTTGGTACTGGACATGACAAACCCGTTCTTTAAAGGGGTGATTACAGACCCTGCGATAGCGCCTACCGCCGATGGTAATTGAAGGCATAGAGTACCGGATAAAATGGTTGTCTATGGAGCGGGGGGAATCGTTCTTTATACCATGCTTGAATTTCGCCAAAGCTAAACAAGAGATAAGTAAGCAAGCCCGCCTTAGAGGTTTTAAAGTACTGGTTAAAGGCAAAATAGAAAATAATTTGAGGGGTTTACGAGTGTGGCGGCTGTAGCTATATAGGAGTTGAACAGTTGTTTGCTCCTTCTGTTCAGGTTAGTGGTTGAACTGGCCCCCCGTCTCACAGCGGGGGGTCTTTTTATTCGGCCCGCAAACGTTCTGCGTACTGCCCCATAATCTCGCGCTCAAATCTATCCAGACCACGGTTGCTCGTATTGAGGCCGCCTACACTCTCTGCCCTGATACGCTGCCGGTTCTGCGCTGAAGTTAACAGGTTATCTAGCGTTATAGCTAGCGTAGGATATTCCCGATTGAACTTAATGACCTCTTCCCGGAAGAGGCGGCGTACCTCGTCCATATTACCGTCCCGTCTTGCGCGATCTATACGATCAAGTATACGAGACCGTTCTCTGTCTAGCTCACGATCCGCTTGGATAGCATCGAACAGTGCGTTCTGCGCTTCAGTCATTTCAATCGGGCGGAACCCAAGCCCCTGCCCAACCAACCGCCCTGCAGTAAACCACTCTCGTCCCGCCACCTCATCGTCGGTGCGTGTGCGGTAGCCTTCCATGGAATAACGCCCAGCAGTAACTATGCCTTTAATGAAATTGGGCATGAGAGCTTCCATGCCACGATACCAGTCCCCATTGGAGAAATCTTTATAGGCAGTGCCACCCATGGAAAGTAACCCACCCAAGGGACCAAGCGCAGTGTCATACAATGCGGACTTCACGTTATCTTCTGGCGACAACGTACCCTTTAAGTCCGGCATGAGGAACAAGAACGGCAGGTCGGCCAACGAAACGCTGGAGGCGACATCCAGCCCGGTAAGTGCGGACACCGGACCATACTTTACCGTCCTAGATAGAAGCGCAGCCTGCTCATCGGAAAGATTTAGAGTTCTCGCGAGCCCCGAACCGGAACCGAACACGCTAGGAATCCACCATTCCCGGAACCAGAAGTCGCTGTCCTGCAGGTACATCGGGTTAGACGTGTCTTCGTCGTCGTCTCCACCAAGGTCATTTGCCAGAGCATCCATAAGCCCAGCGATAAGAGGATAGAGCGGGAGGCCCGTAACCCCGCCCATGACGCCCGTCATCATCATCATCCCCCAGAACTGCTTAGCAGCCATGACACGTTCTTCTTTTGTGTTTAGCGTGCTGTACATGTTGTAGAAGCTTCGGATCAAAATCGAAGACATCTGCAGGGGGAAAGACATGAACTGGGTAGCCAGTCGCGTGGACCAGTGTGCCGTGAACAGGGTCGGCTTGTTCCACTGAGTGTAGTTAAACAGCGTGTTGTATATATCGGATACGGCAGTTTCATCTGCCTCCCGTGTCGCTTCCTCGATAGCTTGAGCCTGAGGCTTACCCCTTTTAGACTTCATAGCCTTGTCAAAAGCCAGCTCAAACGCTGTAGCGTAAGTGATCTGACGCAGACTCATTTCTGATTGCTGGAAGGCAAAACGGAGGACTCTACCAAGCTTCGACTGCACCTCAGAGAAGGTAGACCCACCCGTGCTAGGTACCCGCCCCAGCTGATATGCGTCGGCAAGGCGAGTTTCTTCAAAGAAGCCGGACTGCAGCCTGTCTTTGTACATCTTCTCAAAAGCAGCTTTTGCGTCCGGGTCTTTTATCTTTTTCAAGCTGCTATCAAAGTTGAAGAGTGTATTTGCATCCTTATCCAAGCGTGCGTGCTGGGTCATGAGCTTAAGCATAGTAGGAATGCTTACGCCATATTTAGCCGCTAAAACGGGGGCTACAACTGCGGGGCCCTGCGTAAAGTTAATGATTGCTTGTTTTGGCGAAGACAGGAACCAATAGAACGTGGCTTGGTTACCCAACCTAGCGGCGCGGTCCCCAAAGTTTTCGAAATCTGAATCGTACGTGCGCGGGTCCAGCTCCCTGTTTACACGCGACTCAAGCTCAGCCAGAACCGTTTCTAGCCGACCAATTTCATCTTGGCTTAGGTCTTTTTTATCCGCTATGGCTTTTTTGATATTAGATAGGGCTACAGGAAGCTGCCATTTGTAAGCGAGACGGTTGTTGCGATTTATGCTAGTGACCTGCGCCGAAGCAAACACCCGGAAGGTGTCCGTGCTGAAACCGGTAATTTCTTTACGCTCAGCCCGCCTCCGTAAACGAGCCAGTGTATTCTGATCCGGTAGCGTGCGGATGAAAAGCTGCATGGCAGCATTCGCTATAGCTTGCTTATCAGATGCCTCTAGACTGGACTTGTTAAGCGTTGCCGTTATCCTAGTTAGCGCAGAGTCAGGAGAATACTTGGTTATATCACTGGATAAGTCTTTAATGCCGTTATAGCTACGGACTGACTTAGCTAAATCCTTCATTTTGGGGTCACTATCAGCCTCTAATTCAGCTATGCGTTCATCACGCGCCCGATTTCTGGCGGCTTCGCTCTCGAACATGTAGTACTCGTGAGTGCTGTCCTCACCAAGCGCAAAAGAATACTGCCCAAAACGCATAAGGGGGAAGTATACTCTTAGTTTTTCCTGCTTGTCAGCAATGTTTGAAAGCTCTCTGTAGATACGCCCTTTGTCGGTATCGGGGTCATCTATGGACCCTTCTAGAGATGAGTTGGCTATGATTTTAAGATAGGCAGCCGGTTCTTCCTTCGCTACGCTCTCAAAAGAGTCCAACACCTTCGAAAAGATAGCCTTCCCCTCAGCGTTCAGGGAGTCGTACAGGTTAAACACCTCTACTTCCAATGTGTCAGGACGTGCTGGGCGCTTGTCTTTAGCCGGGTTTATCTGCGCCAGCGTGGCAGAGATAAGTGCCTTGTCCATAATTTTGTGTTGCGCAGGGTATTTAGCGTTGAACGTCTTCCAAGTATTTAATGTCTCAACCAAACCACCAACGGCTCTGCCACGTGAAACGGCCATCTCGGTAACCAGTTTATTTAGCTGGTCTAAAGGCAGGGTATTACCATACAATCTTGTTATGTCGTCGGTAGTCATCATGGTAAGGACGCCCCGCAGCGTCCGTCTAGCAAGCATAGGCAAGATGCCGGATTTGTTAAGCGACGAAAGCACAGACCCACTGCTACGGAACTCGTTCAACAGCCGACTGATGTTGCTAACGGAGTCGTCATAGAACCGTGCGCCCTCCATCTTGGCCTGCATAGCAGCCGCCCTTGTAATCTTAAGTGCGACCTTGGGGTCTGTCTCCTGCAGGAGGGGGGCGCGTTTACCCCCATTCGCCACAATATCATGTGCTTTAGCCAGAACAGCGCCGATGTCAGTTTTGCTGTACTTGAGCGGAATACCCAGTGCACGCGCAAAATCCTTGATAACTGCCATGATACGCGCTAGCAGCGATGTGGGGGCTCGCCCTGCTTCAGCTTCTTCGGCAAGTACTTCTTCAAGGGCTCTGATTTGACGATCCGTGTCTGACTCTTCGACATAGGAATCGGGGTTTTCTGCAAGCCACTTATCGGCTTTGGTTTTATATTCAGGGTTGGTATCGTAGATATTACGCAGGACAGTATTGAGCCGCCCGCCAAACGCTCTCGTCAACCCGGCATGTCCCAGAGCTTCATGGAATAAAGTAGAAGCTACATCAGCCTCACTATCCATGTTGTCGGCAATTATAAATACCGTGTTGCCGTCCCGGACGGCTAACCCTTTGACCTTGTCCACGCCCATCGCCGTAACCTGCACGGCGATATTTTTAGGTAGCCTATCTACATTCTGGACAACTTCTACATTCAGATCAGACTTCCAGTCTGCCGTGAGCCTACTGACCACCTTCTTAACATCATCAACCAACATGCCTTTCGCAGTAGCGTAGTTTCTACGGAAGCGCATAGAACCGCTGACTTTATAGGTATTGGGTTCCGGGGCTATTCTATTTAGGACGGCAAACTGCATAGCCGCCGCAACCTGCTGATCGGGTTTTGCTCCGTTAGCCAAGCTTTCCGTAAACAGTTTATGTTGAGAAGCTGTTATGCTTTTCTCAGCAAGAGCAGCATCTAAAAACGCCTTGGCCCGCTTTATATTCTCTTTGGCGTTCTTGGTTCTAAACTTCTGCAGGAGCTTGCCTAATGACTCCACGTTAATATCCAACTTGTACGTACGCCCAACCCCCGACGTAGGTCCATCCAGTGGCGGCCCAAACTGCACTGCCTGTTCTGTTTCGGGTGCTGCTTTAACGCCACCGTACCGTTTTTCTTCTTCCCGGGTTACCAACAAATCCACCCAGCGGTCGGACTCTATACCGTCTTTAATAGCCTGTAGATTAACTCTGGCTTCCGTTAAGTCTTTCGCATCAAGCGCAGTGTTAGCTGTATTTAATAGTGTTTGAAAATCTGGAACTTTTTCTGCGCGCGGTCCTTTTTCAACAAGGTCACCAAGTTGATTGAGTGGGGTACCCCTGACCCTACTTAAAACGCTATTGAGTTTATTTAACGCGGCTACAACCCCTCCACGCAACTCTACCCTAAAGGCACCAGCGTCCAGTTTCCCACCCTCAAGAATGGTCTTATCTGCGGATGCCCTAATCGCCTTAAGTTTATTAAGCGGCTCACGAATAGATTTGATGTCTTCGTCTGTGGGCTCCCGCAACCTGCTTTTTACAGCGGCTCTCTCCTCCAAAGCTGAAACACTCTCTTCAGCTAAAGCAACCTTAGATTTTTTAGGTTGGAACAACTCTCGCTGTGCTACATCGCGCCGCCCAATCAGATTCTCAAGTGCGTACCTAGTGTTGTCCGAAATAGCCCCGCGTGGGGTTTCTTTTAAGTAATCAGCAATATGCTGCTGCACAGCGGGGTCACTTGTATTCTTACCTACTACTGCGTTTCTAAGCTTAGCCCCAAACTGCTTAGCAACCATATTATTTATTTTTGGTACGCCAAAGGAATTCAAAAGATTGGCGGTTATTTTTACAGGCTCTACCTTACGGGTTGGAGCTTCTTCCGGGCCTGCTGGTTGAGCGGGAGGGGTTGCGCCTCTACGACCAAAACCCGGGAAAGAAGGCTGTGATTCGACCACAGCGGGTTTAGTCGGCGCAGCGGGTATTTGTGCCTGCATACCTTCAAGCTGAACGCTGCCGGGAGGGGAGGGGATTACCTCTTTTTCAACGGGCGTGCGCCCCCGCCATATGATTAACCGGGCAAGCGCATCTATTTTACTAGCTTCTTCTTCGGTCGGCGCACTGTTAGCAAACTTGTTCTTTTTTAGTTTTTCTTCAAACTGCCGGGCAAGCGTAGCGTACGGATCAAAACCACCCTCCAAACTTCTACGCTGTACATCTCCCGCACTCTCTTCAATCGTTTCTTTAAGGAGTGCTGCCCGGTTTAGCGCCGTACGCTCCGCCTGTATTCTATCTAGCTGCTCAGTTACCGCAGATGCTGCTTGGGCCGTGGACTGGCGCTGTGCTTTGTCTTGTAGTGCCCGCTGCTCGGCTTCCAGCTTCTCCATCAAAGAAGCTTCTTCAGCTCTTTCTGCTTCAAAAAGAGCATCCAATTCAGTTTTTTCAGCAAACTCTTCTAACGGAGTTAGCCCTATTTTTGGTTTTGGCGTAGTTGTGGAACCACGCGCTGCATTAGCCTCTGCGGTTTCATAGAGGAGTTTAGACGCAACAGGGACTGACAGTTTCTGGAAGGGGGCTTCCGGCGTTATAAGTTTTCTAAAAGAATCTGCCTGTTCTTCATCAATAAGATCTTTTTTAATAAGTTGATTTATTTCTTTTTTATAAGATGAAACAGCTTTTAGTTTTTTCTGCTTAATAGCAGAAGCCGGGGCAGGTTCTTTCTTAGGTTCCGGAACGGCATCTGCTGGCAGCGGAAACATCTCGCCTTGTTCTTGGGAAGCGCGAAGTTGTGGCCCCACTATGGATGGCGGACCACTCTGTGCTGCAGCAATCTCTTCCCCAGTTACGCCCTCGGTAAGCCCCTCTAATTTTCTACGTTGGGAGTCATCGGTAAGCACTACACGCCTAGCGGCAACATCCCGCGCGGCCTTACGCTGCGCTTCTTCGGGGGTAAGTCTTAAAGGAGTATTACCTTTAGCAACGGCGTTTGCTTCCATGCGATTGGCATAGGCAACCGCTTCTTCGGGCGTCATGGTCCGGCCCGTGCGGTTCTCGTAATCCTGCCGGTAGGCCGATACTAGTCTATTAAAATCGTTTTCGCCCTGCTCAAGGTATCTATTGGTTAGCTCCCGTACCGCGCGAACTTCTCGCTGCTGAAGCTGCTGACGAGGCGCTGCGTATCTGGCTTGCACTCCGCCAGCCACACCACCAAGTACGGCTGCACCAACACCGGCCTGAATAAATTCCTGCCGTGCTTCTTCATCGGTAAGTGACAGTCCGGCCTGTGTGCGTTCGATTGCCTGCTGCGCTATTTCCTGCGGGACTTCAAAAGCAATACCCCCACCGACGCCCCTAAACGTACCCCCGGCAGTGCGCTGTAGCGTACCTTTGTTTACCGCGTCTTGGATTACTTCCAGTGACTCTCTGGCAACCTTATCGTCACCAAGCGCTAAGTTTCTAAGGAGGGGAAACCTGCTCAGCAAAGGCCCGAACACTCTACCGCCAGCAACATCAAGCGCAGTCTGCCCAGCGGCACCGGCAAGTGCGGCACCTACGTTAGGGCCGGTTGCAGCGCGGCCCTCGTCTATAGCCCGCTGTTGTTCCTGCGCCTGCCGGATGAGGTTTTGCGTTGCGTACTGCGCACCAGCGGTGGAGTACCCCGCTATACCCCCCGCCAAAGGGGCAGACACAATCGCTCCGGGGCCTGAAAGCGCACCCGTAGCTGCCGCTGCTGCAGTGCCCGCTAGGGCTGGGGCCGCTATAAACCCAAGTGTCCCACCCAATGTCTCCTTGAGTGCTTCCCAGTTGCGCCCTAGGACGGACAGGTCTTCAGTGGGGGTAAGGCCGAAGCTGGCGGTTTTGTAGTTGGAGTCAGCTTTCTCCAGCACGGCGCGCCGGTTCTCTTCGCTTGGGTTTGCCGCCCACGCCGCAGCTTCATCCGCTGCACCTAGAGTACCGGCGGACTCCAAGAAAGACCCCACCAACCCGGCGTATTCTTTTTCGGGTTCTGGTGTTGTGGGGGCTGTCAAAAGTGCGTTTGTATCGTACCCATTTTTAGCAAGTTTCTCTAAGAGAGCGGATCTTTTTGTACCTGTAGGCACATTACGGATAACCACGCCATTGGGCATACGAACGTCCATAAGCGTACTCCGTTAACTGTCCAAACCACTAAAATCTATATTAGGCCCACCACCTATAAGTTCAGTTACACGGGCATCGATCCATGCCTGTCGCCCCCCTGCGGCGGTAATAGCCTCGTCGTCCCCCAGAGTCCATGCTGACTCTGCCTCGGCTTGGGCCTGCCTATAAGCTTCGGCTGGGGTCATTCGCCCGCTGGGGCCCGTCGTTTCAAGTTGGATAATAGCGTCGATTCTAGCTGCATTTAGATTTGGAGCGAGCCCTTCAGCAACCATAGCCTGCGCAAGAACCTCGTAGGTTTCGGGGTCTTTTACGCCTAGGGAGCGATAGTAATCTTTAGTCGCCTGAGTCTGTAGCTCTGATCTCGCCTGCTCCCGCAGCGCTAGTTGGTAATCTCTATCCGAACGCCGCGTATCTTCAGTAGACTGCCGCCGACTCTCCTCCATTGCGAAGCCTTGGTTCACCGCTCCAATATTGAGGTCACGGCCCGCCAAATCTAGCTGGAACTGTTGATTACGCCGTTCCCTCTCCGCTGCGTCCTGCTCAGCCCTAGCTGCCTGCATAACCGGGAGCGCCTCCCTAAGACCCTCCCCAGCCGCCCCAAAAAACGACGGGGAACTAGACCCTAACATCCCCGAAGCAGCAGCCAGAAGCGCCATACCCTTATCCTGCTTACGCTGCGCGTCCGTGTACCCACCATCTGGGGGAGTAAGCGCCGGTCCGTAAGCTTCTTTCAGCGCGGCTATATACGCATTACGGTCAAACTCAGCCGAGGCTTGCTCAGCGGGAAGCTGGGCAGGCTCTCTGGTAGGAACATTTCCATACATAGCCTCACGAACAGCCGCCGCACTAGGCTCTCTACCCGTAGGCG